TACGCTTTTCGGTATCGTATTCAACGCCACGGTATACGACTTTCGACATTAGGTTTCTCCTTAGTTGTTCAGGTTAAAGAGCGTTCCTTCAGTCGGCTTTTGCGTCTATGAATTTACAGGTCTTTGGCGAGTGTTCTATATAAATTTGAACGAGCTCTTCCTTTACATTGTTCGGCACTTTTGAAATGCGAACATTATTAATAAGTTTCTGAGCTTCTACACACGACCAGAGAATGATTTCCATAGATGAACGATCCGTTCCGAGTCGGCTTACTTCCGTTCGCTATTCGGAAATAGCGAATGAACGTTTATTATATATCTATTTAATTTTGTAGTGAGTGATACTATCTATCAACATAATCCAAGGTAAAGTCCTTGGCTTTAAGTTGTTCTATTATTATATCACATCCAATTTTAGGTTCACATTCACCACAGGTAAAAATATCTGCTGCTGCTTTCCCTTCTTCTGGCCAAGTATGAATGCTAATGTGACTTTCAGAAAGTAAACTAACTACAGTAACGCCTTGTGGATCAAACTTCTCATAGATTGTTTGTAAGACCCGAGCGCCCGCAGCTTCAGCAGCATTTTCTAGCAAGTCACAAAGAAAAAATTCATTATTCAATGAAGAAAATGGACATCCATACAAACTTAACAAGTAGTGTCTACCCAGTCTTTCCATCAATATACCTCACTTTTTTTTCTTTGTTTCGTCTTTATAAAACCATAGTTTAGGATTTACCCTTCCCTCGGTTTGTTTAAATGTTATGAACCCTTCACGATATTTATCCCAATAGTAATCAAAAATATCAACCTGCCTATTAGAAATTACAATATCATAACAAATTCCCTCAGCAACATCTTTATACTTAACAATATAAGCACTATAAGGGAGACTTCTATCTTGTGCTAAATTTGGATCACAGTTTTGATGTAAAATTTTTATATTCAAGAGCGTCCCCCCCACTCAATTTGGGGGAAAGCTTCTTCAACACAAGCTCTGGTAATTTTATACTTAGATTGTAAGCCTTTATCTTTTACTAAAACTAAAATTTCTGCTTCTTCAGCATGTAATCCTTCAAGCATTTGAATAAAAAGATTCTCTCTCATCATTTGCTTGATCGAAGAACCACCTTTAAAGAAAACATAGAGCTTACGATACTCATGTTCTAACATAGTGTGCTCTGTTCCTTTAGGAGCATCGTTAGGAGTATAAGGAACTTCTCCTTCGGGAAGCAAAGAAACAACAGAGTCATCGTAATTAGCAATTAAAATTGCTCGTAAAGCAGGAGTGTTATACTCTTGAAAAAGTTTTACTTTTTCTGCTTTTGTTTTAGCGTTGCTTACCTTCTGTAAGACTTCCGACAGTAATAGTTTCATGGTTTAAATTAATTTTATTATGGGGGAAAGCATGTTCCCATCAAAGATGGTCACAGGATTTATTATTATTTATCTATCGTCGTATTCTTCATCATCATCAGTTTCAAATCTAACAGCCACAATTTCATCTGGGAGAAGATTACCATTCTCATCAAACATTTCTGGGTGCATAGGTTGAATTCTATTTTTATTTAAAAATGAATATACAATATCATTTCCAAACCATCCAAGCATAAACCCAATAACAAATGATCCGAGGATTCCTATTCCAGAAAAGAATAGAATATATGGTGTTGCTGATTCCATTTTAGTTCTCCCTTGTTAGATTATTATCTTCCCAAGTGAATTCAAACTTGATTTGAAATTTTTTCTTGAGGAAAACAAATATTTTGCTAATCTTTAGACCATATGTTTCTGGTTTTTGTTCTACTTTCCTCCTGAGCATAAGCTCAACACCTTTATTTATTGCGAGTTCTCTATCCGTTTTCATTTTTTTCTTGAGGTTACCAATCCTTTTTCCACAAATAATTTAACCGTTTCTGTAAGTCCTCCAACTGGTTCTCCATCAATAATAACATATGGGAATCCAATTGCTTGTGGAAACTTTTCTTTAAATTCTTTTCGGTTTATATCTTCTCCAACCATGTAAGAAGTATATGGAAGATCAGCACGTTCCATTAATTCTACAATTTTATTACAGAATCCACAACCACTAGTTTTGTAAATAACAATCTCCATAAAAAAAGGGGGATTAACTCCCCCTAGTGTATCAGATTTTATCCTGATTGTCAACCAATTGCTGGAGCAGTGAGAGCAACAGGAGTTGCATTGCTGGAAGCAAGATCTAGAGGGAAGTTATGAGCGTTCCTTTCGTGCATTACTTCCATGCCAAGACCACCACGGTTCAGAATGTCTGCCCAGGTAGGGATGACTTTGCCTTCACTCGATACGATGGACTGGTTGAAGTTAAAACCATTCAGGTTGAATGCCATGGTGCTAACACCAAGAGCAGTAAACCAGATGCCAACTACAGGCCAAGCAGCAAGGAAGAAGTGTAGTGAACGAGAGTTGTTGAACGAAGCATACTGGAAGATCAAGCGACCAAAGTAACCGTGGGCTGCCACGATGTTGTAGGTCTCTTCTTCTTGACCGAACTTGTAACCATAGTTCTGACTTTCGTTCTCGGTAGTCTCACGAACCAGTGAAGACGTAACCAGACTTCCGTGCATGGCACTGAATAGAGAACCACCAAACACACCAGCAACTCCGAGCATATGGAAGGGGTGCATCAGGATGTTATGTTCTGCCTGGAATACAAGCATATAGTTGAATGTGCCAGAGATTCCCAAAGGCATAGCGTCACTGAAAGAACCTTGACCAAAAGGATAAACAAGGAACACAGCAGAAGCAGCAGCCACGGGAGCAGAATAAGCAACACAAATCCAAGGGCGCATACCCAAACGATAAGAGAGTTCCCATTCACGACCCATGTAAGCATAGATACCGATGAGGAAGTGGAAAACAACCAGTTGGAAAGGTCCTCCGTTATATAGCCATTCATCAAGAGAAGCAGCTTCCCAGATGGGATAGAAGTGAAGTCCGATAGCATTGGAACTAGGGACAACAGCACCAGAAATAATGTTGTTTCCGTACATTAATGAACCAGCAACAGGTTCACGGATACCGTCGATATCAACGGGTGGGGCAGCAATAAAAGCAACGATGAAGCAAATAGTAGCAGCGAGTAGGGTAGGAATCATTAGGGTTCCAAACCAACCGACGTAAAGACGGTTATCGGTAGAAGTGATCCACTCACAGAACTGTTGCCAAGTGTTACTTTGTCGCTGTTGGGCGATAGTAGCAGTCATAGTTTTAAAAGAACGTTAAATTTACATGAATTGTGAAGAAATGTTTCCATCTCTTAACACTTATTTATAATAGCACGGTTTCCCGTACCTGTCAACCCCCCCCATAAATAAAGATAAATAAAACCTTTTTATGGATAATGGCAAATCGATTCCCATTAGTAATCAATAATTCTACTACTGTTGTCGGAGAGTTGCAAGCCTCCGACAATTTGAATTTATCTTTATCTGGAATTTATGATGGGGCTGGTACAGGTATTTTAGGTCAAGTTTTAAAATCAACTGGCAGTAATGGAGTTGTTTGGGGAACTGTTGGTGATGTATTTTTAACCAGCACACAAACACTAACAAATAAAACATTTAGTTCTTGTACTTTTAATGCTTTATCTAATACACTGACTAATATTCCTAATAATTCTTTAGTTTATTCAACAATAACTATTAATGGTGTTGCTATTCCTTTAGGTGGAACAGTAGCGACTATAGATACAAACACAACATATTCATTAGGAACATCAACTCCATCAGTTAATTATGCTTTGATTAAATTAACTGCTGGTGGGAGTGGAGGTGCTAGTTCAGAATTTAGTATATATGGATTAAATGGTATAACAGTAAGTAAACAAGCAAATGGTGATATACAACTATCGCCCAGTTTACAATCATTGACGCCAGGAAATTATATAACTGGATCTTCTTACGATGGTTTAACTGCTAGAACTTGGGACATCAACGCTGTTGTTACTGCTACAGCATCCACTATAGTTGCCAGAGATTCTACTGGTTCTTTTGCTGGAAATAATATAGCAGCATCACAATTTATAAAAACAGGTGGAACTTCATCTCAATTTTTAAAAGCAGATGGGTCAATTGATTCTAATACTTATTTAACTTCTGCCCCAACTCCAGGAAATGGAACTTTAACTCTTGCTGTTTCTGGTACAGGATTAAGTGGTTCCCAAACCTTTACTGCAAACCAAAGTGGAAACTCTACATTCACAGTAACATCAAATGCTACATCAGCAAATACTGCATCAACTATTGTTGCTAGAGATAGTTCAAATAACTTCTCTGCTGGTACAATTACCGCCGCATCATTTGTCAGATCTGGAGGAACCTCAGCACAATTTTTAAAAGCAGATGGATCTATAGATAGCAACTCTTATTTAGTGTCGGCGCCACCAGAAATTCCCTCTGGATCTGTATTTTTACTTTACCAAGCAAACGCACCTACAGGGTGGACAAAGGTTACTACTCAAGATAACAAAGCGTTGAGAGTTGTTTCTGGAACTGGTGGTGGAATGGGAGGTTCAACAGCATTTACATCAGTCTTTACTTCCAGAACGCCTAGTGGTTCTGTTTCTATGACTAATGCTGCAGTTACCTTGAGTGTATCACAAATTCCAAGTCATAATCATACATTTGCAGGAACAACTGGATATGATAGATACCAAAACAATCTTGGTTGGAACAAATCATATGGACTAAATCTAATTTCAAATTCAACTGATTCCACTGGAGGAGGTCAATCCCACACTCACGCTAACACAGCATCATTCAGTGGATCGTCAATGGACTTTGCTGTTCAGTATATAGATATTATACTCTGCAGTAAAGATTAATTAAGGAGATTTAAAAAAATGAGAGTAACGATTATCCCTGAAGATAAATTTATTAGAAAGGATGATGTATTTGTAAAACTTCCTGAATGGAACTTTAATGATCCTGATATTCATGCAATTCAGTGGTACGAAGATAATGGTGAAATAGAGTGGAAGAACCCACAACGAAACGAACTAATTACTGATGACTCTATTCTTGAACCTTATCTTATTGCATTAGAAGAGTATTTGGTTGAATTATCTACTCCTCCCCCACCACCTGATCCTACTCCAAATGATACAGAAACTTTAACAAATATATTAAATTCTTAAAATGGAAAATAAAGAGGCATGGATTTATATACATATTTTTAAGACAGCAGGAACATTTATAAAAGATAGAATAGCACAATCTAAAGATACATCTAAAATACTAGATCCATTTACTGCCAACCCCGAATATTCACAACCTCTCAGACATGCTCCTAGTATTTCTTTTGTTCGTAGTAAAATAAAACTCGCTAATGATCCTAGAATTGGTTTTGTAGTAATTGTTAGAAATCCTTATGATAGATTGTTTAGTTTGTGGAAGTGGACAAGAGCATATGGATATGATGGAAACCTATTTTATCCAGAAATAGAAGAAAAGTTTGAAGATTTTTTAATAAGTTTAAAAGATGGAAAATATAATTCTTATTATCTTATGAATAAACAAACTTTTTTCTTTACTGGAGAAGAAGATGTATCTGTAAAAACTATGAAATTTGAAGAACTTAATACTACTGTGAGAACTTTTTTTGGGGATAATGGCGTTGCTTGGTCTGGTACAAAACTGAACAATATCACTGCTCCTCCATATCATGAAATGTACAATAATAAAATGAGAGATTTAGTAATTGAGATGTGTAGTGAAGAGTTTGAAAAGTTTGATTATTCTTTAGATTTACAAATTAAATAAATTCTTTTATAATATAGTTTTAGTTATGGCTAAGATAAAACCAGGCAACTTTTGCCCACTGATTAAAAAAGATTGTATTGGATTGAAGTGTGCTTGGTATACTCAAATGAGAGGAACCAATCCAAACACAGGAGAACCTGTTGATGAATGGGGATGTGCTGTTGCTTGGATGCCTTTTATGGCTGTCGAAATTGCACAAAAATCAAATCAAACGGGAGCAGCAGTTGAGTCATTTAGAAATGAAGTTGTGAAAGGAAATCACGAAAATAGACAACTTTACATTTCTGCTTTACAACAAGGAATAGTTCCAGTGCAGATATCTCCATTAAATATTTTAGAAGATAAAGATCAGTAAAACCCCAAAGATGGATTTGATATAAGTAAATTAGATATAAAAAAACTTTACCAGGAATTAGAATGTCAGTAACTGTTTCCAGAACATATAGCACATCACATGATTTTTTAACTGCTACATGGTTCTATGATAAAGTAGGTGATGAAGCTATCACCTGTTCTACTGACAAACCGATATCGCCCGAAAGAATACTTGATCATGGATGTAGTTTTATACTACGTGGTTCGGGAAAAGAAAAAGAAATGTATCAAGAAGACTTTATCCACTATCAAAAAGGTGATGTAATAAATGATCGTTTTCCAGCAGAAACTATAGCTATAGCACTGGAAGATAATTCTGTGTGGTGTTACATCTGTGATAAAGATGAATCAAAAGTAATTACAGGTACAACATTATTTGTTCCTGAATATAAAATCATTATGCTAGAAGCTAATGATAAAGACATCTACCTGTTTTGCCCCCACGAAGACGTAGAGATTGATGGGGAACTTTTAGATCGAAAAGAAATTAAAAAAATAAATGCTGGTGAGGTAGCAATCCTCACCAGCAAAAAAGATATTTACATTGCTACTTTTACTTACGATTGACCAGTTAAATAAAGAAGAATGTTGTCTGGAGTAGTAACTTCATAAGGATCATTTCCTACGTTGTTACCAATACCATCTTCAACAAACCATTGTTCAATACGTTTGTCATTAGCAATTACAGCATAACGCCACGAGCGTTCTCCAAATCCAAGATTAAATTTGGGAACTAACATACCCATCGAACGAGTGAAGTATGTATTTCCATCTGGGATTAGTTTTACATTTTGAATGTTTTGATCTTTTGCCCAAGCATTCATTACGAAACCATCATTAACAGAAACACAATAAATTTCATCGATTCCTAGTGATTTGAATTGCTCATACTTCTGATCAAAATCAGGCAGTTGATAAGCAGAACATGTTGGAGTAAAAGCACCAGGAAGACTAAAAATAACTACACGTTTATCTCCAAACAAATTATCTGTAGTTTTAGTGATAAATTCATCACCTTCTCTACAGATAAAATCATTAGGGGGAAGAAGATCAATGTTCATCACCAAACACCAGGAATAATCTGACCAGTAGTGAAGTATGTACCAACAGCAATGACGAAACCGAGCATTGCCAGACGAGCGTTGAGGATCTCTGCCTCAGGGGTGAATCCGAATTTCATAGTTGTTCTCCTTATTTGACTTTAGAGTAGAT